AGAATATTATTTATTTTACGAATAATCCCGATCTTTTCTAAATTATAAGGTCTTATCATCTGAATACATTCATCATACGGCATCCATTTCATCAACCCAACTTCCATAATATCGTGTGCGGTTTTTGGTTTCTTTTCTAAATCCACCATCGCAAGGAAATATTTCTGCTTGTAGCATTTCATATCTGATCCCATAAATATCTCTTCATATGGTGCGATATTTTGAATTACATTATCGACCGTTATGTCATACCCCGTTTCTTCCAGGCATTCACGTAATGCACACGAGATATCCTTTTCATTATAATTGCGTCGTCCCTTTGGAAATCCCCATTCGGTCTCATTCCAACGCGTCGTTGAATCATCGATAAACTGCTGGAGGTTTTTTACACGTCCGTCTTTTGTGCGTATTCCTCCAAGCACTTGCCGATACTTTTCAAATGACACCATTTCTTCATTTTTGTATTGACTTCCACGCGTATAATCTCCCCACAATAATTTCCATAATTGCTCAAATGTGAGACGCATTAGGTTGGACTTTTCATGGACAGTCATTTCGTCAATAATCCGCTGGATATAGGCTTCATCATGTAGCGAATACTTGCCCCGTACAAAATCCACGAACCCGAATGAATCACGACGCCGTATCATCAAATATTCTGGACCAGACTCGCCACACCTGAACGCGATAACACCGATACTTGTAATTGGTGCACGGCAATTGTTATATACATGATTATTCCGATTACAATTATTACAAAAATATTTGTTCTCTGATGCGGACGTGGACGTGGACGTGGACGTGGACGTGGACGTGGATGCGGATGCGGACGCAATGGTCTCAAATGGCGATATGAGCGCTGGTTTATGTGGCGAATACGTGCGTAAATGCGATACGGACGATTTTAGTTGACTTATTTCCATATATGACAATGCGGATTTAGGATTATGGATTTTTGTTATCTCATCTAACCGATGGTGTATCGGGATCGTGCTTGCTGACGCCTGAACAGCGACAACCGCGATGTCTTCTGACATGTTCATTTACCGTATTTATGTTATTGTTTTTATGTTATTTCATAGTAAGATCGCATACACGCACGCATAGACGTACTGCCGAATGTTGAAATTAGATGCGACGGTATGGGGTCCTCATTACTGGTTCTTTTTAATGTCCGTCGCGGTGAATTATCCAGACCACGTCAATGATGTCACGCGTAAAAAGTATTACGACTTTATTCAGAATTTCCCGATGTTTATTCCCGATCCGGAAATGTCGTCAGAATTTAGTCGTATGTTGGATAAATATCCGATCACGCCCTATTTAGATAGTCGGACATCATTTATTAAGTGGGTCCATTTCATTCATAATCGGTATAATGTCCTCCAGATGAAGGATGAGATGCCTTTACATGATGCACTCGAGAGATATTATTTACACTATCGCCCGAAACCTATCCAGATATTAGAAGAATTGAAATACCGAGAGAAGTTGGTGTATTTACTGATGATGGCGGGATTGGGGTATGCTGCGTATTATTATCATAATAAATAGTGTAATGAAATGGAACCGAATGGAACCGAATGGAACCGAATGGAACCGAATGGAACCGAATGGAACCGAATGGAACCCGCACCGTTATTTTACCATTATAATATAACCGACAATAAGAATCACATAATATGATAAAAGTAGAGTATATTGTATTTATTATAACTGCCGTTTTAATCGCAAATATATACTATGATGGGCGTCTTATGAAAATGTTTCAGTCCAATCAGAAACTGATTAAAATGGCGACATTTGGGTTCGTTGGTCTCTCGCTCTTCCTCTTCTTGCGCCGCAATCCCGAAAACTCTAGGCAGTTGTTATTTCACGCAAATGATATTATTAAGTATATGCCGATTAGCAAGGGGACTGCCGATATGATAACCCCGTTCTTTGATTTTACGAGGGGGGTTCCGACACCTAACGGCGGGGTTGCGATGACCGGTGCGATGACCGGTGCGATAGCGGGAGCAATGACTGGCGGAACCCCCGTCGTACAGCCGTCGTCGTCGATGGGGGGAAGCACCCCCGCGGAACGCCGTCTCCTAAATTCCGGCAAGGGTTCTAGCAAGCGAAGTGTCAGCGAAACAAAGAAGAAATATGTCGCAGCTCAACAGGGTTGGAAATGCGGTGATTGCCAGCGTCAATTGCCCGCCTGGTTTGAAGTCGACCATATCATTGCTTTAGAACATGGCGGTTCCAACCACATCGATAATTTAGTAGCCTTATGTCGCGATTGTCACGGGAAAAAGACCGCAATGTCGTTCTTATAAGCAGCATTATTATATCTTATAATTATAACTTGGTGTTGTTGTAATTATAAATTGATAAATAATTCAAATATGGAAGAAACACCTACCGTTGAAACCTCATTTCATATCGATAAATTATTGGATTATTTACCTGTTATTATTATCGCGGTCATAGTTCTTGTAGGTTTTTTTAGTTGGGATGTTGTCCGAAAAGAAATGGCGAGTTTTATTATGTTGATATTGGTGTTTATATACGCATTATGGATAATTAAAGTGGACACAAAATCGTATCGGAATTGGTTAGGGAGTGGGGACGACAATTTATTTCCACTGCCCCTCGCAGACAACCCGCTTGGAGAAAATTTTAATCTTTTTGGGGTTAATATACCTAAACAGGTTGGTCTTGTCATCGGTATAATCAGTGCGGTAGCAATCGGTCTCGGTCTCGGTTTCGGTAGTATCAATATTAATAATCGCGCGACCGATTCAGCACAAGGTATCGTAACTACGCTAAATACATTTGGTGGTATATTTTCGATAGGTGGAATCGTATTAGTTCTTTATTCTTTGTGGAAATTGTTCCGAGATGACCCCAAAGAGGATAGTAGCGAAGATGATAAAGGCAATACAAAACGGGCGGGACTTGGCGGGTTTATTGGTTCGGTATTAGGATTTTATATGATCGCACGTGCTAAAATCATGGAGAATGAACAGAAGGAAATATTGCGTGATGAAGTCAAAAAAAAAGAATACACGGAAAATCCGGTAAATAATGGTGCGAGTGGAGTATTGGTTACAGGATTGGTAATACAGGTGTGTGCATTTGTGACTATGATCGGCGGGTTATACGCGTTTGGTAAATTTGGATATGATGGTGGTGGTAGTGGTGTTAAGGCTTGGGCTATAAAGGGTATAATTATTGTAGCGTTTTTCTTGTGTGGGATTTTATGGATTGCGAAAAGTCAGAGATGGTCCGGTTTCACTGAAGGTGAAAACAACAAAACGGCGGTAGATTCCTTTGACAATAATGTATTTGCCGCACACGGAGGCATTTATATGATGTTCGCGGTTGTATTTATTGTTCTCTCGGTAGGTGGATTAAAAAAATCCAATACATACTTTTTTTCTGGATGGATAATGGTTGCCTTGTTCATCGGATGTTATATTTGGAATTTCATCGAAATGACCCGACAGTATAATAAATCGGATATAACGGATGAACAGAAAAAGATATTGATAGAGGAGGTCGGCAAAGAATTAAAGAAGAATGCACCTGATCCGAATTTAATCACTGACGATATAATTAACGAAGCAGTTGTAAAACGCATACAAACGAACCAAAAACCGTCTGAAATCGTAAATGTGGTTTTTACGACACTTTCGGCGGTTATTATTTTGATGATTACGATTTTTCGAAATACGCGTTTAAGAATGGGAATTTGTGGTGAATTACCGTTTGATACGGCAAGTTGGTTTAAGAATATATATACATCGATTACTCGACCAAATATTGATGATGGTGCAGGATATTGTGACAAAAATAAAACAGGCGCCTTATCCGACTCCACCAAAAATACTAGAGCCTATGATAAGATAACCAAGGGCGACATCGATAATGTATCAGGGACTCAATGGGACTCTCTTTTAAGCACATATGTTGATGGTGATAACTCCGGTACAAATTTCAATAAAAGTATTGTTCGCACAGCCAAAGGTGCCATGTGGGTCCCCTTTTTACTCACTATATTGATTGTACTGTGGATTGCTATTGTTTTTGCTCGCGTTTCTACTTCTGAAGCAACAAACATCTGGATTGCAAAATCGTTTACTGGAGAAATGTTCCCGAAAGTAAAAGAATTAATCGACACATTTTTCATTGTAGTGATTGTCGGACTTTTATTATGTGGAATATTATTGCTACCGGTTGTCAAGGAACTCAATGTTGGCGGATTGGATACATTATTACGGATGGTTGAGTCTGTACAGGTGTGGCAGTATAAATCCAATGATAATGATAGTCTAAGTATTCCCGCAATAATTGCCGCGGGCGCGATCGCGGTAACGATAATTGCAGTGGGTTTACCCTTACTTTTAACACAAGATCTTGTTCCGAAGGATACAAAATGGATAGTTGGGTTGCTTATCGTATTGATTGCGATTTGTTTTTCACCAGGTTGGTATTTCATATTTTCAGGGAGGAAAGTGGATGATGCGTTCAAGAATGAAACTATAATGGCCAGATTGATCCGATTATTTTTCACAGGGATTTATTTGATTCCTTGGTTCTTATTTACTCTTTTCAAAATGCTTTTGTTCGGTATTCCGGGAATATTCAATACAGAATTGAGGGCGAAATTTACTACGGAATTTAAGAAACTTGCCTTTTGGGAGTGGACGGCTGCCGATACAGATCTTCGATTATTTACAACTGGTGGAGTTGAGGGAAAGATCAAACCCGAAAGTGTCACGTCGGTGGACAAACCAGATTATTCGGAAGATGCAAAAACAAAGATAAACGATGCTGCAGCAGCAGCCACTGCGGACCAGACCGCGAAAGCAGCGAAAGCCGCAATGGATGAGGCACTTAAAGGCGTCCCGGTCACCATCGAACAAGCCAAAGTCGGTGCAATAGGTAAACTCATCAAGGTCATTTTGTTGACAATTTCATTTGTGATTATGATACTCACCGTTATTTATTATGTGTATAAGATTAATGCGAATAGTCGCATATCAGAACAGGAAGCTGCAGCCGGCGGTTTTGTCGCACAATTGAACTCGCCGACCGCGCAGGCTATTTATGTTATCATGGCGATTGTCGCCATTGCCGGGTTTGTAGCGTATATTCGAGAGAAATTCACCGTGGCCAATACCAAGACACCGGAAGACTACCTATTCGATGATTATAAACCGGAGGATACAAATTCTCCAATGCGCCAACTCACATTCGGCATGACCCACATCATTTACATCATATTGATGATTATCGTTTGGGTTTATGATACAGAGAAAGACGATAAAAATCGGATGTCGATTACAGGTATGACGGTATTAGGTTTGGCAATCCTGTTTTTCCATTATTTCTTGGAGTTTCTCGACAATCGTGTACCGGGCGCACCTGGAAAAGACGGTGAGGGTGCAGAAACCAAACCCACAATGGCGTCGCCATCCAAACTCCTCACAAATATTCGTTTCATCGTGAATACGGTGTTTTTTATTATCTTGTGTGTTCTCGCATACTATAAACAGCACTCCGTTATGGTGGTACTGATCATAATTATGTTCCTGTTCCATCTCACGAAATCGATTCTCGGTATGAAATTCCTCCGAATGATTTGGTTGTGTATTATTTATATTCCATGTTTGTTTCTGGGACTTCTCACCAAGTCGCAGGGGGCAGTAGGTGATACGACCCGACCTATCTGGATCATTCTGGCGATTGAGATTCTTCTCATTGCGATATTATACGGCGGACCGTATTTGCTGAACTATATTGGTGCTTCAAAGTCTCAAATCATTGCTGCACCGGTTCCACTCCGCCCCAAAAATGATACAGGATTAACTGCACAAAGTCCACAAATATTCATCTTCCATAATACTGCACTCAACCGAAGTCCAGATGACATCGCGTCTGGTTGCCCTTCGGAGGAGAAGAAGCGATACAATTATTCGGTTTCTGGATGGTTTTGGTTGAATAATAATGTAAACGTTATAGACAAGGATTTAGAAATATTTAACTTCGGGGGTGTTCCGAAATTGACGTATAATCCGAGCACAACCGAGTTTAAAGTATCATGTAAAACCGTAAAATTGGATACGGGTATGCCTGATCAAATCGAAAACATCATATATAATTCACGGTCCAATTACAGTAAAACGAAAGGAATCAAATTATCAGATATCGAAAAGACTCAGTTTCAGATGTTGAATGATTCACATACCACCGATATACAAATACCCATTCAGAAATGGAATTATTTTGTTATTAATTATGATGGTAAATCGATGGATGTGTTTTTGAATAATTTGCTGGTGGCAAAGAGTGGTTTCTTAGTTCCGGATATTACGCTTCAAGTGATTACCAGCGGTGATGATGGTGGAACCCCGGCCAAACCCCAAGGATTGAGTGGAAATATTTGCAATGTGACTTTTAACAAAGGACCGATGACATTAGAACAAATCCGTTGGACCTATAATATGCTGAAAACGCAAGACCCCCCTATGGTCGGAATGAAGACTATTGCGGATGAAGTGAAAACGTCGGGTTCAACAAACGTGTATTCACAATAATCGCTGGAATAAATGAATATTATATCTACGTATCTTATATATAATATGAATTCAAAACTTGTATTGGCCGTTGTTGTTATTTTATTGTTGTTGTATGTCATTTTCAAGGCGCTAACAACAAATTATACTACTTTAGGAACTATGCAAAAATGGACAAATAAAACCACATTAACTGGTGGAACTTTACCGAATAGTTTTAAAGCCAATAGCGCCATTTCAATTTGGTTTTATATTAAAGACTGGGCGGGCGGCGCCAATGTTGTCAAGTTTTTTAATTCCGCGACGGCTACTGGTACTCCGATTTTCAGTGTATCGTTGAAGACTAATACGAATACCATTGTTATTAAACCTAGGAGCACCAACGCCATAGATTGCGAGATTTCGGATTTTCCTCTTCAAAAGTGGGTGAATCTCCTCATCAGTTTTAACGGCACAGCAATGGATGTTTATGTTGACGGTAAATTAGTAAAATCATGTGTCGTGAATATGGGTTCTGATATCGCGAAAACTCAGAGTATCGTATTGGGTGAGGACACAACAACTGTTAATGGTGTTGACATCGGGTTTATCACAAATGTAAAACTGAAGATGACACCCATTGCACCCCAAGAAGCGTGGGATATTTACTCGCAAGGTTTCGGTGGAAGTCCCTGGAGTGACCTACTCAATAAATACAAGGTTAAATTGAGTTTCATTGTTGATAACCAGGAACAGACCAGTGTTAGCACGTAATCGAGTACGCATACGCATACGCATGGTATTATATATTATTTTTTTGCTTCCTAATATATAGTATAAATTATTTATAATTTTATTCGTTTCATATAAGAAATAAATTATTTATAATCATAATTTTATTCGTTTCATATAAGAAATAAATTATTCATAATCATAATTTTCTTCGTTTCATATAAGAAAGATGAGTAATAACGACGGCGGAGACGGCGGTGGTGGTGGCGGTGGCGGAGGATTCTTGAGCGGAATAACATCCGGGTTTTCAAATCCAAGTCAAGCCGGATTGTCATCTAGTTCTGGAATCGGTGGCGGTTTTGGATTAAAAGAGTTTATGGAATCAAACAGTTATGTAGCCAAATTTGCATTTATATTGATGGTTTTTATTTCCTTTTCAGTATTACTTAAACTTACGATTATCGGGTTATCTTATTTCATGCTTCCATCGATGTCGCCTTTTGTTTTGAATGGGACAGCCAATACAGAAGATATGGCGATGAATATATCACAAGATCCATCTTTGACCGATTCGGTATTTATTTCTCGTTCTATGAACGAGGATGGCGGTTTAGAATATACATGGTCGACCTGGTTTTTAGTCAATCAGGTCCCACAGACTTCTAATAAATATTCAAGAATATTTAGTAAAGGCGGTGAAGGAACAAAGCACTCTACATCGGGTATATATTTTCCGAATAATGCACCAGGATTATACCTTAAGCGAACGTCCGATACAACGTCAACAAATCCCGACAGAACAGACACAGGAGAAAATGTTACATTAATGGCAATTGTTGATGTAAATGGTAAGAAGAGTGGCGATGCGGTGTCAAGTGTCGATTTGAATGAGCAACTTGTCGCGACAGATATTCCTATGAAGAAATGGGTTAATGCGATTATACGTGTCACGAATAACGTGATTGATTTGTATGTTAATGGGCGTTTAGCCCAACGTCGCAAGACAGCCGGTATTCCTCTTCAAAATTATGGAAAGGTTTATATTGGTGAGGATAAGTCGGCCAACAGGTTTAGCGGATATATTTCAACTATTCAATATTTTAATTATTCCATCGGTGCAAATAAGATTATGAGTATTGTGGATGAGGGTCCTAACCTGAAAATGGTTACAAATGGTAGTGGAGATACAACTGCCACTAAATCGGTCGGCACGTATTTGTCGAATATCTGGTATATGCGATAAACACGGATGTGACGGCGACCGCAACGGCGACCGCGACGACCGAGATTTTTTACACGAGTAATCATCGTGTAAAAAATTAAAATATTGTTTGACTTACAAATACAAATTCCTATCTAATATATAGGATAATACGTAATGAGCGCACCAGTTTGGTATCCACCTTTAGCACAAGATACGCTAACAGGACCAGTATATTTTGATAACTCTCTGGGTTTTCGGTATAATGTTTATTCTCTCGGATATCCTACAACATACACATTACAAACTGCAACATATACGTTGGGTAATGGTAGTGTGGCGACGGATGTTAGTTCCGCCATAACAAAATTTCGTTCTACGATGATTGGAGTAGTTCCGTTGATTCAAATTACTTCTGATAACTCATATTCACCCATCAATTATTCATTTCCAACCAACAGTTATTCGATTTCGGTTGTCACATTAGAGAAACTCTATAAAGTCATTCCACAGATAGGTCCCTCTAGTGGATTGTATAGAAACCCCGACGCAGCACCTGTTGACTTATTTTATCGCAATGCTTTGATTATAAATGGTGTATTCGATGCGTCGGGTGGTTACAACCCGTACATATCGTCGGTTACGATACCAATGGAAATAAAACAAGAGGCCGGTTATGGTTATCTCGAAAAAAAAATCAATCTTCCAATAACAATCACAAAGGTAGATACAAATATTGCGATTAAACCGTTTGTAGGTGCAGGTTCATATCTAATCAGCGACAAGCGCAATAAAACACCCAAAGATCCTAATGGCGTCATTACACTTGAATACACTAATGCGTTTTATGATTTAAGTTTTGCAGAATTTGCGACCACCACCAGAAAAAATGTGGCGAATGGAATGGATGATTATACAAATGTCGTTTATTACATTACGAAAACAAATGATGTATTCGATGTCAGTAATGATTATATTACAATAAATGACAACAAAATATTATTCCGGAAAGTCACGCCCATTATAAATAATGTTGCCGTGACTATCTCGATAAAATTTTATCAGGCTGCATCGCCGATGTATAAACGTTCAACCGAATACATTGGTGAGGTTGGAACTTTGACACCTCTAACGATACAATTAAAAATCTTGAAATCCACACCTAGATTTGAAGGTCAAACACCTACATTCAATACTGACGACCCAACCACGATTTATACTTTACCAGATCTGAATAAAATGACGACTGAGGGTTCGTTTACAATAAACCTACCCGTGTCCGATAATACTGATCCCGACGCAAGTTCTAATTTCACGGTATCGTCGTCAGACTCGAATATTGTTAAAATCGTATATGCTGACGGGGTATTTACGGGGCGTGTTTATTTAGATGGCGTCGCTACAATAACTGTAACACAGGTTGAAACCACCAATTTCAACCGAAAAACAGCGTATTTCAATGTAAATGTATTCAAGATAACGGCCTCGATTGTCAATTGTAATACCAACGTTTTTTATACCAATCCGTACAATCGTCAGTTCTGGACGCGTTTCACGCCGAATTGCCGTAATTCCGATTTATATAACAGCGTAACCGGTGCAAAACTAACCCCAATACAAGTAGACGATGTATATGATATGCGTCGCAAAACCGAAATTCTCAAATACAATAAAAACGTCGGCGGACTTACAAAAAGTCAGAAATATGCAAAGGCTTCCCGCGGCGAATTAATGCGTCAAATCGGGAATGAAAATAAGTATTTGAGTCAGTCAACCGGTGCGGGTGGATCGGACGGACTTGGACCATTTACATTGGTTTGCCCTTCAACTCCTGAATCCCGTGCGAGATTACAATGCGGTTTAACGTCCGCATGTGGTGTCCCAGGAAAGGAGCGTGTATTATGCTATGACCCATCTGTGAATTTGTATAATTACAAGAAGACTTACGAATATAAGGCCGGTCTTCAACTGACATCCAACATCCCGACAACCGCACTTACGGCGCCAACCAATTTTGTAGTATCGGCATTTGACGTCGATCTTAATCGCATTACTCTTCGTTGGGATGCACCTGATTCCAATGGAGGGTTTCCAATCGTCGGGTATGTTATAACGTATTCGACAAATAACAAGACGTGGGCGCCTTATTCGAGTATTCTGCCAAACGGTCCAAAGACCGGCGCCAATGCGAGTTATAATCCGATATCCGGTGAATTAAACGGGAATTCTATCGTGTTCGAGAAAAAGGAAGGTTCGATACCGATCCTTACAAATACCGTGTATTATTTATCGGTTTTTTCCGGGAATGAACGCGGATTGAGTAGCGTTCCCGCCACACTCACGTTTAAAACGTCATCTGTTCCTAGTATCGTCACGGGTTTTTCGTTCAATGATATCGATGAGCGTAAAAATCTGATGATTGATATAAAATGGACAGATCCGACAAATTCGGGAACATCCAATGGCGGATATTACGGACCGCCCATTACTTCATATAATTTGTATTATCGTGAAAATACTCTTACGACGTGGAGTAACATAAATGTTTCGGTAACTACTGTTATTACTACGGATACGCCCAATGTAAAAAGATATATATTGCGAAATATTGAAAATGAGAAAAAATACAATTTTAAAATAGAACCGATAAATTCGATAGGTGTTGGACCTGAATCAACTATATTAACCGGACGGACATTAATGAAACCTAGAGTCCCTTTGAATGTTTCCGCGTACGCCAAATACGGGAAACCATCATCCGCCGCGACTACATCACAGAATTATATTGTTGTAAATTGGGGTAAACCAGATAATGGTGGAAATTTGATTAAATATTATAACGTTACGGTTACAAATATTGATTCGACTGCATCAACTTCACAAACATTCCCATATAATATCAATTCTGGGAACGCCAATTATGATACATTTACGATAAATGTAACTAGATTTACGACTGCTGGTTCAAGTGGTACTTCTATCATACCCGGAACCTATTCTATTGTACTTACCGCATATAACGGATATCTAACAAGCGAATCTAGTGTGGCAGTAAAGGTTTCCATTTTACCGACTTCAGCGAAACCGTCTATTTCAGACGTCGTTGGTTATTATAATTCAACTGGATTGAATTACGCGAGACTGATATTTACGATTAATAACAGCGTCTCTGATGGTATATTCATCACAAATATCAGAGTGAATGGTCTTGGTTCAACATATGACAATCAAATAACAGATATATATGGTAAGTCTATCAATGGAACCGGTGAACATATTATTAATATCCCAACAACTTACTCTGGTGATGAGTTGCTTATTGTAGGTAATACGTATAATATAACATTAACAATAACGTATTCTAGTTTGGTAGAATCAACAAGTGAGATATTCATATATACGCCTGAAATAAGGTATCTTTCGGCGTAGGATTATGATTATGATTATTATTATTATTATTCGCGCAATGTTGGGTCAATACATCTATCTTGACGTGAAAATACCTCTCCTGACATGCATTTATCACCTGCTTCAACCCGCGCACAACTTCTAAATCCGCGATCTTCGCCAATATAGCAATATCCGGCTTTACCGCTTTGGTGTTTTTGCGTCGAACTTGTGCTATCATCTGGACGTGGCGACGGACCCGAATATTCGCGACTGGCTTTATCTAAAAATGTGTATTTTGTGTCTTCATTGTTAAACCCAGGTTTCTTATCCGAACTATTATTCATAGAGGGTGGAACTGGTGCTTGGTGGATACTCGACTTTTTCGGTTTTTTACTATCTTCATTATCAGAGTCGGAATCGGACCCGGACGTGGACGCGGACTCGGACGCGGATGCATTGGATGCGGTAGCGCGTGCAGACGCGGGTGCGGACGCATGTGTAATCGTCGCAACCAATTCGCGACCAGAATCTTCCATCTTCTTGAAAAACGCGGTTATTTTTTCACCGATATCGCCCATTCCTAAATGAAAATCACCATTATTGGATAGATTTACCCACATAAACCACATAATAACTATGATTAGAATGACCTTGATGATAAATGTAAATGAAAAAAATGAAGAACTGCCTCCGTTGCCGTTGTCGTTATCACCATCGTCGTCAATGTCGTCGTCGTTGCCAACGTTTACATCAATATCACTCACCCGATTTTTAAGACCCGACCACACCGATGACGCAGATGACGACAAGTCGGATACCCGGGTCTTTAATGATGCTGCGGTCAGTTTCGCCTTATCGACTATATCTGGAACAATCCCGGATTTCACCATTTTGGCTTTGGATGATAATCCGCTATTTACAGTAGTATCATTTGTAGGTTTTGTAATGTTTGTGAATTTAAATTCAGGGAGAGACATCTATTGTATGTATGTATCTATATATACGATTACTATAATAAATTATTACGCACCACCGCCACCGCCTCCGTCGTCTGTTTTCCGAATAACAGTATTCATGGAATTTAAAGTCTCAAGACGCTTAATCGTGCGCTCCAGGTCGCCGTTCTTATCGCGGGAACCGCCACCATCACCATATCCTGCAGACGAAAATAGATAATCCGTATCTGGACTAATCTCATGCTGTTTAATCTGTTTGTATATCCCATGTATATTCGCCACCGCCGTCTCTATCACCAATCGGTCATTTATCATCTCTATTTTACCGTCATATTCAGTCGTAAGAAGCGATATCGCGAAATAAATCAGATACCGACGCTTCTTACGGACCCCGGGGGTAAATCTCACACAATATAACCGTAAAAGACTTTTGATTATTTTCTGTGTAAGGATAGTATGCTCGTCAGCACTTTCACTTCGCGCAATAATTATATCCCAAATGAGCCAAATCGGGTCGAATTGGAGTTTATCATCGACGGGTATATGTGAGCGTCGTTCGCATCGACAGGTTTCTTTCTTGGCTTTACATATCGATTCAAACTCGGTGATCCATTCAACCCAATAACACGCCTGTAGTGTATTTTTAGAATCGCATGAGATATGATACGCAAATTCGTTTACCGCGATAAATATCTCTTTGGGGTCGCGTGACCTGAAATATTCTTGTGCATAATCCACGCGTGGTGCTTTCAATTTGTGCGACATTGTTGTAATGTCATATTCTTCCTTCTTTTTGATTTTAATACTATCATATTTATGCTGGCGTTTGGAATTACATAATACACATACGATTTCCGCGAAAAGTGTTCGCATTTTCGGGTGGTTTCTCAGGCGTAGTTCGTTTCCTACGAACCCGTTCGAGAGAATAGACTTGAAACTCTCAAATCGCATTTCAATATATAACGGTAATTTGGGGTTTGCTAAATGGATGTATTTACTGATAAATGTAATAATAATGTCCCAGAGTTCGAGGAAATGACCCGAGCATACCAGTTCTGCACTCCAATAACACGCCGGTTCTACTTTAGAACTGGATAGACTATTTAATAATTCTTTACGAACATCGGTTTTTTTGTAGGCGGAAAAGGTTATACCGCGGAACTCATTTTCCGAACGAATATCATTGATTTCATTAGGATCACTCATTGTTGAGGCGTAGTGTCTATATTACTCCTTTGGTTTTTTAGTGCCGGGTTTAACGAACGAATGAACGAATGAACGAACGAACGAACATCGGTGGGCGGTCGCTTTTTGCGACGTTTATTTTTATAACGACATATTAGTAGTATCTGAATGGCGTCGACAATATATAAATCATTTTCAGCGTATATAAAATCAATTACAAAATGGGAGATATTGGTATTCTTATTCATCCTAATGATGATACTTTGCTTTATCAAGCGTGACATATCGTATCATGTAGAGGGGTTCGAACAGCAAAGCAAATATAAAATATACGAAAATGACGCGATATACGACAGTTTTTATGCGGATATCTATGATGAACTCTTTATACAACCCAATAAAATAGAGGCGGAGGTCGATGAGATCATTCAGATAACCGACGCCAAAAAGTTGGATAAAAAGTTCAAGGTTTGTGATTTGGGGTGTGGTCTAGGACACCACGTCGACCTGTTACAACTCAAAGGTGTAAATGTTATCGGATGTGATAAATCGCCTGCTATGCTTCAAAGTGCGAGAGATTTATACCCGAAGTCTAAATTCGTAGACGGGGATTTTATGAAACCGATGTTATTTAGCGAAGACGAGTTTAATGTGCTTACATGTTTCTATTTTACGATTTATTATGTCAAGGATAAGCGTGCGTTTTTCAAGAATTGTTATCAATGGTTGCGACCTGAAGGGTATTTAATCGTTCATTTGGTCGATCGAAACCATTTTGATCCGATTGTCCCTGGTGGAAAACCCCTGTTTCTTGTAAGTCCGCAAACTTATGCGAAAGACCGTATTACAAATTCTCTCGTGAAATTCCGTAGTTTTCAATACAAATCGGATTTTAAGGCGCCGCCTCCTTCGAAAGGCGGTGCGAAAAGCGACGGCGGTGGAAAAGGCGGCAGTGCGAAGAACATCGGAACATTCACCGAAAAATTCACCGATGATAAGACTGGCAAGGTTCGTGAGAACGTACATACTTATTATATGCCGACAAACCGAGAGATTTTAGATACAGCAAAGGAGGTGGGGTTTACTGTCACGGGACAGGTGGATCTGGTTCATGTTCTCAATGAACATCAGTATTTATTCATTCTTAAGAAGGTTGCGTAATAATCTCTCGACATTCATCTATACAATACATATCCGTATGTGTATTGTATTCCATTATGCATTATGCATTATATGCGCAATTTATCTCATCTGTATTGCTGTATTAAAATTCAATTACTATTATTGGTATAGTCAACCACTGACATTTCGGTTTTCGGTTCGGCGTTTATGGGCGGTGCGACGTCCGAATACATTTACGAGCGTGATGAACCCATTGGGTCGCGGAAATGAGACCGGACGCCTACCGGGCGTTACTATATATCCGTTTATTACAAATGTAAATTACAAGAATGTAGATGTTTATTCTACGACTGCGTTGAATAGTCATTCCGATATTCCATTTGAGGGGATTGTGGAATTATTAAACAAGGATCATAAACACACCGTGAATAACGGCGCTTACTCGACGACGACGACCAGTCATCAAAATGAACTGCGTCCATACATACATAACGAGAGACTGATGTGTATTTTAGCAAATGAAACACATGGATTGTCTGCGTTTGTTGGAGTCTATCGTTTGCGTTCGTCGTCGTCGTCGTCGGGCGATATACACGGCGTATGTATTCTTACGCCTCGTATTAAAATAGAACGGGTTCGGTCTGATATGACGGCGTCATCGTCATCGTCACCATTATCCACATCAATATACGTATGCGAACACCTGGCCTGGTCCCGTTATAATGTAAGTGGTCGCGAATCTCTCGAACTTCTTGAAACAACCGAATATATTCAGAAGTCTCGAGAGATTGCAGGAGAACAAACATTATACCGTTATAATGAAATCCCATGGTTTGTTATTCCATTTACGACAATTTATACATATTCTCTATCTCTCGAGAGATTGTTATCGCCCGGTCCTGGGCCCGGGCGTAATCCCGGTCCTAGACCCGCGCCCGGGCGCAGATCCATTATAAAGGTTTCATCCGTCAATTTCGCCATTTTTTATGCGTTTATAAATGAATGTTCGAGAGATTTTACATGTTCTATTTTAAATGAGATAACGCACTTACAGCATCTCATTCAATCAGGAATGTACCATATTTATATGTTACTTTTAAATAATACCCGGGTTCTCTCGACATATATATATGGACCCTCCTGTGTCCGCCTGAACCCCGACGTTACGCCGGATAAACGACCAATACACTACAAAAAGAAGACCCGTGCTAACCGTATCGAGAAATTACATGATTATGTCTCTAAAACATCCACGGCTGTCGTGAAATATTTACCACCAGTTATAGAACCTAAATATGATCTCTCGGGCAAACGTGTCCGGGTCGGGGTACAGGTCCGGGCGGGCGACGGGCGCAGTGTCCGTGACACCGACATTCTATATAATCCATCCACCGAAATCCCGCGTCTTTTATCATCTATTCGAAATAAACAAATATGCGATATACAAGTATTCGTAGATGGGTTTATTGACAGTTTGAAACTTCGATGTAGAGACGCGGGACTGACGTCCGGGTTACTGCTTATCGAGACCATCGCACATAACTATATTATTATTGATGAAATTACCAGGGGCGATATACCTGGTGCAACGCCAGGTGTCACGTGGTCACACAAATGGTATTATGTATTATATAACGCAATCATTCATCGGGAGTTACCATGTAAGGATTTGTTTATGGTATAAAGAGTGGGGTACGGTGGCGCGGTGCGTGTAGTGTATCGCAATCGACACACCCAACGATCACCTACGGTATTGCGCCGTTTGACGACCACCGAACATACTAAACCCTCTACCGCCTGCGCCGCCACCACCGCCGACGCCACCGCCGCGACCATTACCTGGAATAGCGTTTGTAAATGTATCTACGATGAAGATAATGAATATCCCTAAAAAGCAATACAATACAAGTTCCTCGATGACATGACCCGTCTTTTCGTCCTTCTTATCTTCCATCATGTGAATGATGTAATTCAGTTTTTCAATGAGGGCCGCATTTGTGCCAGACATAGAACCTCCGGTCGTCGACGTCGCCCCTACTCCTCCTCCTCCGGCCAATTGATTGGCTAGTGTCTCTGCATAAGGGACAAACTGTTCGTAATATTGAGAAGCGTATGTGCTTGTTGTAGGTCTACCGCTGTTGCTGGTTGTAACATTGACCCGACCTGACGGGTCGACATTTCGCGTGCTATCACCGTAAGGTGTTGTGAAATGAGGTGGCGATGAGAACCGCCCTGACTCTCCGGCAGTTGTTCCGGGAGGCAACTGTAGATTAGGATTATTAGCATTAGCATTAGTAACCGGATCCATCCCTTCCAATAATGTAGAAGAGTAGGATGACGCCGGGTTTAGGGAATTCATTTGGGTTGTCTTTCTAACCACGCCATTATTGCTAGATACGCTGTTGTCTGGACCGCGAATAATTCCTTGACTCGTTACATTCGTAGCGTAGACACCCATTCCTTGGGCCGGATAGGCCGGTAATACCGAATCCATTTCATTTTCATCAGCGTCGCTATCTTCTCCGCCTTTTCGATGAATATTTTCAATATAATCCTTGATTTGCTTTATTTTCTGACCGGCTTGTTGTATCATCCCTTGATTTGTTCCGTTTTCGTTGGTTATACCTGTTACATTACCGTTCGATGACTGTAATAATCCTCGTTCGCCGTTACCGTTGCCGTTTGATCGCGTATCATCGAGAGATTGATTACGAGGAATCTTTAGGGTTCTATTTCCAGTGGGGTTTGTATTTCGTCGATTATATATTTTCCCGTTTGAATTACCATTATTGTTATTACTATTGGTATTAAGATTCCCACTTTCGGCGTATTCAGAAAAACCTAAAGATGACATATTCTCCTATAAAAAAATGAGATTTTAATTCGAGGGAGAAATGTGAATTATAATCACTCGTTC